TCTTCGAGGCCCATCACTCACCCCCAGCGGGGGCAGCGGTGCTGACGGGCGCGATCTCGCCGGTGAGTGCGGCGTCGATCAGGGTGATCGTGTCCTGCACGACACCCAGGCGAGCCTCGCGCAACTCGGGCACGAGGTCGCTGCGCTCCAGCGCCTCGGTGTAGCCGGGGAGGATGTCCGCCTCCAAGTTCGACTTCACCCGCTCCAGCGTCGAGACGTAGGACTCGATGCTGACGCCGGTTTCGCTGTTGCGACCGCAGGCGCAGCCAGGGCCGATCAAGAGCAGGGCCAACGCCGCTGCGGTCAGAAACTTCTTCACGATCTTCCTCCTGAAAGGATCACACGAACCAGGTCACTGCCGTGTACTTCACGCCTTTGACGACGTCGTGTGCTTCGTGCGGGAAGCAGAAGTTGGCCGGGAAAAGGACCAGGCGTCCCGCTTGTGGCTGGATCTTACGCTTCTGGCGGGGGAACTCCAGCTGTCCTCCCTCGAAGTCGTCGTTCAGGAAGCAGACGGCGCTGAGTTGCCGCGCCCCCCACGTCCCGTGTCCGCTGATGTTGTCCACATGCAGACCGAATCGCTGACCGGGTTGATAACGCAAGACCTGAACGTAGGTGTCCTGTCGCACCAGGAGGTGCTGGTTCAACGCCTTGTAGGCGTGGACGCAGGAGTGGAGCACCTCAGCGAGCTTGCACTCCCAAGGTCGCCAATCGGGGTGGATACGATGATCGACCACGCACTGGTCGTTGCTTCGACTGGCCTCGTATCTGGTCTTGTCCTTGTCCGCAGTGGTGGCGCGCTTCCACCTGGACAGCCGCTCGCACTCAGCGATCAAGTCCGGCCCCCAGGGGAACGCATTGTCGATCACGAGCACTTCATCGGTGAACGTGTAGTCGCAGGACCGCTTGGCCTCCTCGGCGACTACCCCCATCCGAGCACCTTCACGGTCAGCAAAGTCGTGCAGGGACCGTAGAACTGCATCACACCGGTCAATCCTCGCGGCGGAGCGTAGATCGTGTGCTCGTTCGTCTCGCCGCCAGAAAAGACGAGTTCCACGGGAGCGAGCGGCGTCCAAAGACGCGGCGTCGCGCCCTGGACCACGGAAACGGTCGAGTCGTCCGGCGCTTCGGCGCACTGCACCTTCACCGAAATCTCGGTACCGTCTGGCCGCACAACCTCAGACTCACCGTCCCACAGCACATCGTCGATCATGATCGCGCACGCCGGCTTGGCGACGAGAGCCGTCCGATCATCGTTGGCGACGTGGTCGATCCGGCGATCGTTCGGACAGCGGCACGCTCCCTTCGTCGCCGGGCACGGACAGTCATAGACCATGAATCCGGTGATTCGATCAGGGAACTTCGTGAGCAGTCGCTCGGCCATTGCGCGAGCGTCAGCGTTGACCGCCTCCAACCCGTTTTCCAGATCGAACCCTTCCGGCCAACCTCCCAGTCCGCCCCTGGCGAACTTGTGCGTGTGGACACCGACGAACTGGCCGGCGGCGTCGTAGGAGACGTAGTGCCTCATGCGGAAGCTCCCAGGAAAAGGCGTGTCAGCGCAGAATCAGCACCCGGAAAGCCGAGGTCGTAGTCCAGATCGGCAACGATCTCTCCTGTTGTCGGTCCGATGATGCTGAGACTGGTGATGTTGAACTGCGATCGTCTCTGAAACTGCTGGGTGAACTCATACGAGCCGAACCCGCCGACGAGGTGAATGATGTTGCCAGAGATCGGCGGCGCTTCGGCGGCGAAATTGACCGTATGAGTCGCGATTCCGCCAGGTCCGTCGGGCGTGGACTTGATCTCGAACGGGTTGTTCTGGCTCGCGCCCGGTCCCGGATTTCCTGGGTTACCCGGATCGCCTTCGATCGCGCCCGGTCCTGGAGGCCCTGGATTGCCGGGAACGACGATGTTCGCGACTCCCGGTGAGCCGGGGGCCGCTGCCACCGAGGCGTTGATGCCTGTGAAGTTGAGCGTGTGCCAGTTCGGTCCGTTCGCCACAGGCGAGCCAGAGGAGGCGACCGTGTGGATCGCTCCAGCGTCGGATCCGGTGACGGCCATGAGGATTCGGCCACGAACGGTAGACGACGCCTTGGGAACGGCTGGCATCTCCCCGGTCTTCTTCATGAACAGCGTAGCGCTGAAGACAGAGCGATCGAGCTTGAACCACGCCGGGAAGAACAGCCGCACGCTCAGCGCGCCGGGCAGCGTCGCAGTAGCCTCAGACCCGCCCGCACGGGTGAAGAAGTCCACCGTAAATCGGAGCACGCTCAGCGCACCAGCAGGAGTCGTGGGGCCAAGGTAGGCGGTTTTGAGTTCGAGGTTGGTTCCGTCGGTGACGGAGTCGATCTCGTAGCGACGACCGTCTGGTGCCAGGAGCAAGTCGCCGGACTGTAGATCGGCTACGAAGTTGGTGCCGAACCCGGAGACGGTAGTTGCGGCGAGGACGAACACAGCGGTGCCCGCTGGCGACGGTGTTGAGGCCGTCAGGCGGCCGTAGATCGGGTAGCGGTTCGCGTCCTGGATTCGCAGACCAGTCGCATCATCAATCAGGAAGCAGACGTTCCTGGTTGCGTCCGTAGGAGCGGTGATCGCGCCCTCGGTGGTCTCATCGCCTGCCGGTTCAATGTCGATCAGCGGCTCGAACTCACGGTGCAGCGCCGAGAAAGACCCGGACCAGTTCCCAGCCGACGCCCCACCGGCGATCGGCCTCGAATTGCCGATCACAGCCACAGAACGGAGTCCCAGCTGATCAGCCAGGTAGTTCGCCGAGAGATCGAGTGCGAGTCGATCGGCGAGAAGCTGTCCTGGCGGAGGGAGGGTCGGTGGCAGGGCGTCGGGAGTAGCGATGCTGTAACGAGCCCGGATCACCTCGTCTGTGACCGATCGCGCGAAGGCGATGTCCTCGGACGCCCCTGCCTGCATGTAGCCAAAGGGCTGGTTCTGGAAGGCAAGCGGAGGATGCCGCTCAGATGGGATCGACACCGACGCGACGAGATCGGCCGCAGGCTTATCCACGACGCAAAGCACGATCTCGGTGGCACCCGCCGATCCAGAGGAGCGGGTGAAAATCCGGCCCTGACTGATCTGGTTCTCCTGGTAGTCCGCTCGTGCAAGCACGAAGACAGGCCACTGCGTGTGTCCAGTGAAGTCGATCGTCACTGGTGTCGGCGAGAAGACGTCCACCATGACGCCGCTCTGCGGAGCGTTGACCTTGAGGATCGAGAACCCAAGGACCGGGTCAACGTCGAAGGTGAGCACATTCGATCCAGCAGAGACAACGGGGAGCCATCCGTTGTAGACACCACGGGGCATTCCAGCCCACCGATCATTCACCAACTCAGAGACGAGTGGTTCCCTGAAGGACGCCTTCACGAAGGCGGAGTCGAGCACGGTAGAGGGGAAGTTCGGCATCAGGAGAATCCAGCCGCATCGAGGTAAAGGGTCACGAACTGATCTCCGCCCAGGCCGCCGAGCGGGTTCTCTACGGTCACTGACCCTTGCTGCGGCGCGATCAACGACAGGTCCGAGAGGATCCAGTCTTCGCCAGCGGAGACGAACCCTCCGTCACGCACGCTGCTGATACCACCAGAGAGGAAGGCGACGTCGAAACCGAATGACACGTTGTGCGTGACCACGGCGCCATGACCAAGTGGGCGTTCGATGTCCGGCTCGAACGAGGCAAGACTATCGAGATCAGGGCCATCTACGCCAGGCGCACCTGTTGGGCCAAGCCCGCCGCCAGTGCCGGTCGGACCGGTGCCGCCGATCACGACGACGTCGAGGACGCCGGCGGAGAGTTCGATGATCGATCCTGCCGTGAAGTTGAGCGTGTGGAACGGGCCGCCAGGAACGGGTGTTCCCTTGTTTTGAAGGAGGATCGAGCCTGCGTACGGAGATCCGGCGTTAGCCAGTTCGACCTTCCCTGGTACGAGCGTTGTGGCAACGGGCACTGGATTGCGCTCACCCGGCGAGTGCATGAAGCCGAAGGCGTCAAAGCTGGCCGTGTTTACGCCCATATAGGCCGGAAACGTGAAGTTGATCTCTGCCGCCGCCGAGATCGTGTGCAGCGTCTCGGTTCCAGCAGACAGCGTGTAGAAGCGAAGCAAGAACCGACGGCGTACCAGCCCGCCGGAACCAGACGTAGCGCCTTGGTAGGCGTTGGCGAGCGTCAGCTGCGTCGCCGAGGACACAGCCTGGACCTCATAGAACCGTCCGTCCGCGCCCTGAAGCAGATCACCGACGTTGACCTGTGAAGTGAAGGCCGAACCAGACCCAACGACCGTCGCGATCGCGTTCGTGAAGGTCAACACGCCGTCGAGTAGGAAGTCGCTCTCCTTGTGGAGCCTCGCGATAACGACGTTCCTGTCCGTCTCGTTGTCGTGGATCCGATCTCCATCGTCGTCGTTCGTCGCGAAGCAGACGTTGCGAACAGCGTCAGTGACCGCACCGATGGTGGTCTCGTCACCACCGCCGTCGATCGTGATCTTCGGCTCGTTGGTTCTGGAGAACTCACCGAACGAGGAGGAGACGTTCACCTCAGTCACGCCGGACACGACCTCAGTCGTGTTCCCGCGCAGGGCTCGCAGCGCTTTGCCGAGGCGGACAGCCATCGCGTCCGAGCCGAGATCGGTGTCGAGCCGCGTCTTCAGATCCGGGTGAGCGACTCCCTGAAGATCCGTACGAGCGGCGATCACCTCGTTGAGGATCTCGACGGCCGCTTCGAGATCCTCGACCGCGCCGGACTCCAGAAACCCGTACGGACCGGTGCATCCTGGAAACGCAATCGGAAGGTCCCGCTCGTCTGGTGCTCCGTAGAACGGCGGCGTTGTGTTCACCGCGATCGAGCCTGGCGTACCGGTGACGATGCACAGCAGAACTTCGTCGTCGGCGGAGCACCTGGTGTATGTCGCCATCACGTTGGAGAGCGCCGTCAGCGCTGATGTGATTCCGGTGAGAGCGCCGGTTCTGTAGTTCACCGTTCCACCGAGGGGAAGCCCGGTTCCTGCGGCGACGAGGTTGCCGTTGCCGTCGTCCGTGATCGTGTCCGGTCCAACACCGTCTACGCTGATCGCTATCGAAAGCGTGCCGGCGACAACCGCTCCGAGTGCAGCGAGCGTTGAGAGATCGAGGGCGGCTGGGCTCGCCCCTACAGTGAAGACGATCTCGGTGATCGTGCGCGTCTCGGTAACGATCTGCGCAGTCGCCGCACCTGTTTCACTGTAGAAGGCGCGGGCCTTTACGTTCACCCCGTCCGGCAGAAGCTCAGAGGGTAGCGCGGCGGCGAAATCAATGTCGATCGCAGCGGTGACGATCAGGTCGATCCCAGCCTGGTCCAGCCTGGACGGAACCTTGAGCGTCGAATGCCCCTCGGTCGGATCCGGCGACAACGTCAGCACGCTGCCAAGAGCACTGGGGATGAACCCGACGTAAACACCCCTGGGATGCCCAAGAGATTTCTTGCCGAGAGACGGCGAGTCGTACTGCTGACGCAGACCTCGCGGTCCTGTGTGGACGAGGACATTCTCCTTCGTCAGCGCTCGCTTGGGGAAGACGCTCATCCAGCACCGTTCAGGAAAATCCCGATGGTCGAAGCGTACGGACCGGCAATAATCGGCGGCCAGGTGTGCTCGATGTTGCCCGTCTGGTTCTGAGCGCCAGACCGGTAGACGTCGGTGATCACGAAGTGGTCGTTGAAGTCCACGGGGTCGGACTCCGGGCGCCACTGAGAGATCCCACCGTGAAGATAACGCAGCGTCGTAGGGTAGGTCTTGGAGTGCGTCTGCACAGGCGCAGGCGGCCCCGGCGCCGGTGGACCATAAGACGCGCTGTCGAAGGCGTACTGCGCAGCGACAGAGGCGTTGTAGGTATCGAACGCAGAGCCGTCGTTGCCTGCCGGGCCTTGCGGACCCTGACCGGTTCCCGGAGCCCCGATGCCGCCGATAGGCCCGGTCATGTCGATGTTCGCAACACCACCGCCGCCATCAGACGCAGCGGTGAAGTTCAACGAATAGGTCGGCTTACCGGCACCGATGGTCGCACCGGCAGCCAGCACTGTCTGGACCGCGCCGGCGAGAGCGTTGTTGATTCCAGGGTGCATGAGCGCACCACCAGCGACGCCGACAGCCGCGTCTGGCAACGGAGGCACCTCACCGCCCTCGGCGAACATGAGCGCCGCGTCGAAAACTGAGTCGCTCAGCGAGAAGAAGGCGCCGAAGAACAGGCGTACCGTGACCGAGCCGGTGATGTTGAACGGCAACTCACCCGTTGTCCCTCCCAACTGCTTCAGCAGCGCCAGGGTCCACCTACGCCGTGTTGTTGGCGACACGGAACCGCCAAGGGTGACCGCCGCAGCAAGAGTCATGGTGAAGTCGTCCGTGATCAGCGACACGACGTACCAGAGCCCGTCGGGCGCGAGGATCAGGTCTCCGACCTCGCACTCCGACGTGAAGGCGGTGCCGACGCCGGTCACACCGGTGCCTGCGAAGTTCATGGACGTCCCGGTCAGCGCAGACTCGTCGAACAACAACCGCCCGTAACCGCACAACCTGTTCTCGTCTACAGGGCGATCGTTGGTGCCCACGAGCGTGAAGAAGCAGATGTTCCGCACGGCATCGGTGATCACGCCTACCTGCGACTCAGAGCCGCCGGCCTCGAACGTCTGAACCGGGTTTCTCGTCCTCGACGTCTCCGAGAACGACCCCGACACGTTGACTGAGTCCCCCGTGGTCGCCGCATGGTCTTCGCCGAAGACGAGCCTGTGTTGAAGCGCAAGCCGGTTGGCGATCGCTGGTGGGTCCAGATCGGCCACGATCCTATCGTGGAGCCCAAGATCACCTGGCGGGATCCAAGGGTGGTTGACGCTGAGGAGGTCTACGCGCGCAGCCTCGACCTCGCCGACCATGAGAACCGCCTGCTGAAGCTCCTCGATCGCCCCAGATCGCATGAAGCCATAGCCCAGCGGGGCAGTCGTCCACGCGAACGGGCTGTCCTGGTTCGTCGGCTGCGCAGCGTCCACGACTAGGGAGCCGGCGCTCTCGGTGACGACACAAATCAGCTGCTCGTACGGGTCCACCGCCGGCGTGTTGCGCGTGAAAACG